CTTCGGTCGGCGATAAACAACCGTTCTCTCCTTCTTTAGAAAGAAGAAGTAAAACCCTTTTCTGGTTCCGATAATGACCTGAGATTATCCGCAATGCTTAGAGAGTTATCTTATAACGAACTAATAGCAGAGGTGGCACCTTGATAACTGGCGTCCCCGAAAGGGAACAGCGCAGTAGTCTTAGCCGTTAATACAATCTTAGAATGAAGAAATTTATATTTAATATAAATCCTAAATCCCTCAAAAGATTAACTGTTGACGCACCTAAGTCTATGTTTTCGCTTAAGAATTCGAAAGAGTTCTTATCTATTCTATCAAAATATTCTTGGAAAATTTCCTCGATTATCTTTGGTAGAGTAAAAGTTGTCTCTCGAGTTAAAACTATACATAACTTTGGGCAATTTATTCTAAAAATGAATAAATGCCATGGAACTTCATTCACAATTAAGTGGATGAAGGCTTCATCAGTCGCATTACAACGTTTCCTTGCAGGCTCTCCTTACAAATCGTTAAGAGACGCAGAACCTTCTATGCCGTTACCGAGACTCCATAATGGAATCCCGTTCATTATCCATTCGCAAGATCGAAAATCTATACGAAATGGTAATGGAGCGGTTATTAGATTCTGGTTGACAATTTTCAACCTCTATCGAATAATAGAAGGACCATTATCACCTAAGTTAAATACTATTACTGATCCTTATACAGGACAGCAAGGTATACTTGATGATTTTGATTCCTTTATATCGAAAGATATGAAAAGATTGTTAAGAGAGTATTTACCCTCAAAACAATCAATATCTGCCTCTTACATTGTTAAGTCGAGAAACGCCAGTACAAATGCAGGGGTTGCCATGTCTTCTATACTATCCGATTTGTGTTGGATAGTTCAAGATGCTGATACCTATAACTTATTTAAACAATATGCTATAGCATCAAAATCTTTTGTCCTGTTTAGAAAACTCGATAATTATACCGAATATCTATTTCAGGCACTTACAAAAGGGGCCCGTATTCCAGTAAAAGGGAATATGGCATTTTGCGCAGAAGAAAATGGAGGAGAAGTTCGAAGAACATTCCTACCGGATCAAAGAACGTGGACATTTGCTAGCCCTTCAGATGTAAATCTTAAAGGTGGTCAGCTTTCTCTTAAAGAGGAAGCTGCCGGAAAACTTAGAGTTTTCGCTATAGTCGATGTTTGGACACAGTCATTCTTAAAACCTCTACCTAACGATGGAACCTTGGATCAAGATGCTTCGGCTTCGCGATCTATGGAGAAAGCGTTGCGACGTGGCCATGCCTGGTCAGTTGACCTGAGCTCAGCTACGGATCGTTTACCTATTGTTTTACAACAAAGTGTATTAACGACGCTATTTTCTAAAGCATTAAGTGATGCTTGGCGAAATCTGTTAGTAGAAAGAGATTATGTGTTAAACAGTTCTAAAATCACGGATCAATACCCTGATTTGAAACCTGGTACCTACAAGTACTCTGTTGGGCAACCAATGGGGGCCTTAAGTTCCTGGGCTATGTTAGCCTTAACACACCATATGATTCTGCAGTTTGCAGTTCATAGATGCAAAGGAAAACAGGAGCTATGGTATGATTTATATGAGATCCTTGGAGATGATATCGTTATCTTTGATAAAGATGTCTATCTTGAGTATTGTAAAATACTCGATCTTTTAGGCGTGGGTGCAAACCCTGCCAAATCCATACCTGCCCCGACTATTCCTGCTTTTGAGTTTGCTAAGCGAACTTCATTAAGCGGTGAAGATGTCTCAGGGTTATCATGGAATGAATTCCTTAAAGGAGATTCATTACCCGGAAAAGTTGGACTAATCTTGCGATTAGCTCTTAGACGATTCCAGCTATCACGAACTGCTATTGCAGCCGTGTTAGCCCGTGGAAGTCATGATATGGCCAAACCTCTTAAGGCTGGCGCACATCATGCGCTTTTAGCTATTCTAGGATCGTTAACCAAAGAGGATAACAAATCGCTTGAATATGCAATTAGTGTACTGATAGATCCTCATAATGAGGAGGATGTAATAGAGCCCAAACGGGCATCTATTCCACTGCATCAGACTATGCAAAGCGTGGTCGAAATGCTGAACGGTGAATCTTACGAGATTCTAGAATCTAGATTATCAGATTTTGATACTAGACTAGAATTGGCAAGAGACGAGCTGATCCCTTATATGAGTGAAACTGCCTATTTAAAGGCTTTAGCTATCACTAAACAAGTGGTATCTTCATATGATGCAAAGATAGACGAATTTGCCTTTACATTATTAGACTTATCAAAAGTCGTTAATAATAATGTTATGTTAGCGCAACGTCGTAGTATAGCCGAGGATATCTTATTAAGAGATACCGACCCACAAGATCGTTTAGACGTTCTTGAAGATCGACTATACAAAGCAGCCAAGTATGGTATGCCTATCTTAGAAGCTGTTAAAATATATAAAGACTCTACTGCATATGCAATGAGCTTTAAATTTAACGAAGCTCCTAGAAG